GTGATTTTAAAAGCGCAATCAAAGATTTGCGCGAACAAGGATTCGGCGAATCAAATGAATCGCGCAAAGTGTCGGACGATGCGTTGTTTGATTACGAGAACGCCACACCCGAACAATTGGATGAAATGGCGGCGTTGTTGCAATCTTTGGAAGTGGATTCATCGGTTGAGGTTGCAGAACCAGACAAAGCCATCACGTTGCATTTCGGTGGCGATGAATATGTTTTCGGGACGATGGGCAATTTTTCATTGATTCAAGGGAAAGCCAAATCGCGCAAAAGCTATTTTTTGTCGGCATTGATGGCCGCCGCCGTTTCCACCAATACGATTTCCAATCATATCCGTGGACACGTTAATGACCGCGTGAACATCTACATTGACACAGAAATGGGCGATTGGCATTCAGCACGAGCGAAAAAAAGGATTTTGACAATGGCGGGATTGGACCCGCGTGTCAACATTCCAAATTTCAAACATTACCGATTCCGCGGATTGTTGACAAACAAAGAACGAATGAAGTTGACGGACTACGTCATGAAGTCGTTTGACAATCTGGGTTTTGTTGTCATTGATGGGATTGTTGATTTGGCATCCAAAGGGGTGAACGATGAAGAAGAAGCCACGGAAATCGCATCCAAGTTGTTGCAATGGACCGCGGAAAAGGATTGCCACATTTCGTGTGTTTTACATGAGAACAAGAACGACAGAAACGCCAAAGGACATTTGGGCGCGTTGATAACACAGAAAGCAGAAACGGCGGTGTCATTGGCTAAATCGGAAAACACACCAAGCGCGTCGGATATTGTTCCAGAATACACACGGAACATTGAATTCCCATCAATGGAAATGGTTATTACGTCTTATGATTCAATTGAATTGACTGAAAAAGAGCCGTTGCAAAAGATTGAAGAACGCGTGTGGACGTCAAACGACATGGATGGTGTGTTGCCATTGATTCACGGAAAAAGCAAAACGGCGGCCATTAAATTCATTCAAGACACGGAAAACGTTCCAAAGCGAACCGCAACCAAGTTGTTGAACGAAATGGAAGCCAACAAAATGTTCGGGTATCGTAAAGAAGGCCCAAAACTAATGATTGACAAAAATTTTAGTATTTTATAGGGATGAAAACAATAAATTCACTTAGCGGCGGAAGAACGTCGTCATATATCGCGGCAAATTATCCAGCGGATTTTGATGTGTTCGCATTGGTTCGAATCGAGGATGAACGTTGTCGGTTCCCCGATGAAAAAGTTCGTCAAATGGTTGAAGATAGAATCGGGAAACCATTCATTGCAACCGCTGAAGATGATAAAATCATTTACACGATGTTAGATTTAGAACAATACATTGGACGAGCAATCAAATGGGTGACGGGACCAACGTTTGACGAAGTGGTTGAAAAAGGTGGCGGAACTTTGCCAAACGTTAGAAGAAGATTCTGCACCACACAATTGAAATTGAATCCAATTTTTGATTGGTGGCGCGAAACAATAAATGAACCGAGTGAATTTAGAATTGGATTTCGAGCCAATGAAATGAAACGCGCGAAAAGAATGAAAGAAAAAACCAATGAAAATGGATTTTTGGAAATGAAAGCCATTATTGGAAAGCGTGGAAAACGAAACAAATGGGGAATGATTGAATGGCAAAAACCAACATTTCCGTTGATTAAAGACATAATTTTCAAGGACCAGATACAACATTTCTGGAAAGATAAAAACGTTCGTTTTGCGCCCTTGAACAATTGTGTTGGTTGTTTTCATCAAAACGAAATTTTATTGCGCAAACAATACGATTGGCACAAAGAAAAATTGAATTGGTTTGCATCAAAAGAAGGTGTCAAACATCCAAATGATAATTGGCGCGGCGGAAAAGATTTGTTGAAATACAAAGATATTTTCAAATACAATTTGCAAACGGAACTATTTCAAGACGATTTTGATGAATGTGATTCGGGATATTGTGGCTTATGATTGATTTGAAAACAAGAAATAAGATTGCACAATTGTTTGTCGACATGAATGTCGGTGAATCCAAACCCGTGCGATTGATTGAAATGGTTCCATTGTTGAAAGAAGTGAACGACACGGCAATGATTGGACACGCCATCCGATTCATCAAAGATGCCGACGGCGTTGTCACTCATATAAAGAAATACAGAAAAACCGCAATTGAAAAAAGATTTGAAAACAAAGGTTTGTAGCAAGTGCAAGGAAGAAAAGGAATTGAAACATTTCGCACGATTGACCGATACGAAATCGGGGCATCGTCCGAAATGCAAAACGTGTTCGAAAGAATATAAAAGGGAACGCGGGTTGCACATTCCCCAAGCGTCGGAAAAATATGTGGTGGACAAATACACGATGCGGAATCATATGTACATCCATTTCGGGTTTTGGGAATCAAAGATGACGCAAGTGGAACGCGACCAGAACAACCGCGATTTGCGCAAGTATTACAGACCAGAACAAAAAGATAAATTGTAAATGATAGTTGAAAACAAAACATTGTTCGCGGATGGATTCCATGACGCGATTTGTGGAACGTCCGACGACGGGCGTGTGATATATTCCAAAGTGGGAATGGTTGAAATCTTGGTCGAACGTGATGAAATGAGCGTTGAAGATGCAATGGTATATTGTGAATTCAACGTCTGGAACACTTATGTCGGTGATTACGGACCTATTTACATCAACGATTTTGACGCAGATTTTGACGAAATAAGTGATTGTATCAATGCCTAACGTACCAAAGAGAAAACAACGGCCGTGGTTGCAAGGTCAAAACAAGTCAAGCAAAGCACGGATTGAAAGAAATAAATTCTATCAGTCAACCGCATGGCGAAGATTGCGCGGAATGTTTATCAAGCGGAACCCGTTGTGTGTTGAATGTGAAAGCGTTGGGCAAGTTGTTGACCACATCGTCCCAATCAAAAGCGGTGGTGATTCGTTGGCTTGGGACAACTTGCAAACGATGTGTCATAGGTGTCACAATGTTAAATCGGGACGCGAATCGCATGAAAGATGACCGCACACACACGCAAAATTTGACCGAAAAGGTGGGTTTTTGCCTAAATATTAGCAAAAAACACACGGATAGGGGGGGTCAAAAGCTAAAATTAGCATCATATAGGCATCACCGCCCCCATAAAGCGAACACGACCGCATTTTTGAGCGACAAAAAGTCAAGATGTGGGCAAAAGGATATTGTAAAAGGATAAAAAATGAGCAAAGGAAGAAAACCAAAACCAACGGCGATGTTGAAAGCGCAAGGAACATTTGACGCAAGCCGACACAAAAACAGATTGGAAGCCGACGGCATCCCATCGGTTCCCGCAGTCCAATCCGCTGGCGAAACGTTTGATTGGCTGGTGAAAAAATTGGACGACCTTGGGGTCGTTGCGGATGTCGATGGAATGGCGTTGCAGATGTTGGCGGACGCGTGGGAAGATTATCAAGTCGCGCGGAATGTCATCAAGGAACAAGGACCAACCTATTCCACGACGACGGCGCAAGGCGATTTGATGTGGCGACCGCGCCCAGAAGTTTTGATGATGAATCAATCATGGGCGAAGGTTGAAAAGATGATGACACAATTTGGATTGACGGCATCGTCACGCGCAAAAATTGAAATGCAAGAAAAGATTGAAACACTTGACGACCTTTTGGAATGATTGATTTGAAAAATATGGATTGCCTTGAGGCAATGAAACAGATGAACGACAACGAATTTGATTTGGCAATCGTTGACCCACCGTATGGAGTGGGAAACAAATTAGTCGATGGAGGTGGACTTAGAAAAGCAAAATTTGACAACAATAGAGCATCTGTGAAATGGGATAAAGTACCTAGTGACAAATATTTTAATCAGCTTTTTAGGGTGAGTAAAAATCAAATTATTTGGGGTGGTAATTATTTTACTTTACCCCCTACAAGATGCAATTTGATTTGGGATAAAATGCAAATTTTTACTGGAAGTGATTTTGAATTAGCTTGGACTTCTTTCAATAAAGCAAGTAAAGCTTTTAGAATGAGTAGAGTTGAAGCATATTCTAAAGGTAAAATCCACCCCACCCAAAAACCCGTCAAGTTGTACGAATGGATTTTGGACAATTACGCCAACGAAGGCGACAATATTTTGGACACACATTTGGGTTCGGGTTCAATCGCGTTGGCGTGCCACAATCGCGGATTTGATTTGACGGGATTTGAAATTGATAAAGAATATTTTGACAACGCGGCCGAACGATTACGCGTTCACCAATCACAACTGACAATGTTCTAATGACACACGACGAAACAAAATCCACGCGAATCATCAATTTCATTGAACGGGTTTGCACCCATGTGAAAGGTGATTTGGCGGGGCAACCATTCTTGTTGGAAGAATGGCAAAAGGAATTCATTCACGATTTGTTCGGGACAATGAACGCGTCGGGGTTGCGACAATATCGGACAAGCTATGTCCAGATTCCGCGAAAGAATGGAAAATCAAATTTGTCGGCGGCCATTGCGTTGGCGGTGTTGTTCGTTGAAAAAGAACAAGGCGCGGAAATCTATTGTTGCGCATCGTCACGGGACCAAGCGAAAATCGTGTTTGAGGTCTGCAAACAAATGGTTCGCAATTCCGCAATCTTAACAAAGAATTGCAAGACGTTTCAAAATTCAATTGTGTTGAACGGAACCAATTCGTTTTTGAAAGCGGTCGCGGCGGATGCTGGGTTGCTACATGGTGCGAATGCGTCGGCGGTCATTTACGATGAATTGCACACGGCGAAAAATCGCGAATTGTGGGATGTGATGGCGACGTCGATGGGCGCACGTTCACAACCTTTAATGATTGCAATAACAACGGCGGGCGTGTTCGACACGAATTCCATTTGTCACGAATTGTATTCCTACGGGAAAAGAGTTGGCGAAGGCGTCATCGACGACGACACGTTTTTGCCGTTGATATATGAGGCGGAACCAGATGACGACATCCATGATTTGGAAACGTGGAAAAAGGCAAATCCGAATTTTGGAATCAGTATCAAACCCGAATATTTCGAAAAGATGTCACGCGAGGCCAAGACATTGCCGTCGTCGGAAATCGCATTCCGTCAACTGCATTTGAACCAATGGGTGAATTCTTTGGCGTCGTGGATTACAGACGACGAATGGATGAAATCGTCCGGCGTTGTGGAATTGGAAAAACTGAAGGGTCGCAAATGTTACGCGGGATTGGATTTGGCCGCCGTTGAAGATGTCACCGCGTTCGTGTTGGCGTTTCCTATGGATGACGAATCCATCAAGATTGTTCCGTTTCTGTTTGTTAGTGAAGCGGCGGTCGAACGCCGTCGGAATCAAACGGGTGGTTCTTACGATACGTTTGTCAGCAATGGCGAATTGATTGTGACGGAAGGGAATTCCACGGATTACAATGTCATCCAAAAAAAGATTCTGGAATGTGCTGAAATATTCGACATTCAGTCGGTGGCGTTTGACCGATGGAATTCCAATTCATTGGTTCAGCAATTGACGGACGCGGGTGTTGAAATGGACCCGTTTGGTCAAGGATTTATTTCGATGACGTCGCCAATAAAGAACGCGGAAATTCTGGTCAAAAAACGATTGTTGCATCACGGCGGTCACGGAATGTTGCGTTGGATGGCGGCGAATGTGGTGACGAAAAAGGACGATGCGGAAAATGTAAAATTCAGCAAATCAAAGGCGGGCGATAAGATTGACGGAATCATTGCCATGATAATGGCGTTGGGTGAAATGATGACGATGGAAAACAAGGACATGACGGGTTCGTCCACT